TGGAAGCAGATCATGAAGAGATTCGAAAAGGGAACTTTAATTATAAAGGAATCCGTGGGAAGTAATCCTTGACTAATTTAGCCTTCAGAGTGATATATGTATATACCAAAACGAAGGAGGCGAAAGGAATGGAGATTTTCTACACGGTAACGATGAAAACGAAAGCGGGTAAGAAGCTATACCTCAGCATGTGGGATGGCCACCCCAAATGGACCTTTGATTTTGACGAAGCATGCTATTGGGACACCGAAGAGATGGCAGAGAAGTTTTCAAAGGAATGGTTCAAAAACTTCACAGGATGGGCAGTTGAAGAAATTAAAATCGATATAAACAAAGTAAATTAATAACATTTGGAGCCTGAAAATGGCTCTTTTTCTTTGCAGTAAATGAAGGAGGTGAAAGTTATGGCAGGTAGAGGAAGACCACCAAAACCTACAGCGGTCAAAGAGCTAGAAGGCAATCCGGGTAAACGACCACTTAATAAGAATGAACCAAAACCAAAACAGATAGCACCCAAGTGCCCGTCATGGCTGGAACCGGATGCCAAGAAAGAATGGAGAAGGTTATCAAAAGAACTGGAAGCCATGGGGCTACTGACACAAGTGGATATGGCTGCCTTTGCCGGGTACTGTCAGGCTTATGCCAGATGGAAGGAAGCAGAAGAATTCATCTCAAAGCATGGATCTATTTTAAAGACAGCTTCAGGATACATTCAGCAGATTCCTCAAGTGTCCATTGCCCAGCAAAACCTAAAACAGATGAGAAACTTCTGTTCAGAACTTGGGCTAAGCCCATCGGCTAGAAGTAGACTCAACATCAATAACAGTGGCAACACCATCGAGGGCGATGCCATGGAAGAGCTGCTGGCGGGTGTGCCAAAGGCGGAGGACATTCTAAAAAAGAGTAAGGACGACTAATTTGAAAGGAGGAGAGGCCTATGCCATTTAGTGAAGCGCATGCGAATCACGCCATTAACTTTATCGAACAACTGAAGCTGACCAAGGGCAGATGGGCCGGTCAGCCTTTTAAGTTATTACCGTGGGAGAAGGACCTGGTGAGGCGTCTCTTTGGAACCTTGAGGGAGGATGGTACCCGCCAGTACCGAACCGCCTATGTGGAGATTGGTAAGAAAAACGGCAAGTCTGAGCTGGGCGCAGCCATTGCCCTTTACATGCTTCTTGCTGATGGGGAACCTAATGCTGAAGTGTATGTAGCCGCCTGTGATAGACAACAGGCCAGCATCATCTTTAACACCAGTATGAACTTTGTGGAAGGGAATCCAACCCTATCAAAAGTGACCAATCTGGTAAGGTCCACCAAGAGAATCGTCTATCCAAAGACGGGAAGCTTCTATCAGGTACTAAGTTCCGATGTTAAATCAAAATCCGGGATTAATGCATCATGTGTAATCCTCGATGAGATCTGGACCTATCCGAATCCGGACCTTGCCAAGATGCTGACCACCGGTTCAGGGGATGCCAGAACCCAGCCGCTGTTTTTATACCTTACCACTGCAGGAAATCAACTCTCTGGCTATGGCTGGGAGATGCACCAAAAGGCAAAAGACATACTGGAAGGCAAGAGAGTAGATCCGACATTTCTCGCCATTATCTATGGGTTAGAAGATGATGCGGACATTGAAGATGAAAACAACTGGTATAAGGCCAACCCTAGTCTTGGCCATACCATTTCTATAGAGAGAGTCAGGGAGCACTACAATCAAGTCAAAGACGATCCGGCAGATCTCGCCTTGTTCAAACAGCTAAGACTGAACATGTGGTTAAAGCAGGAAATCAAATGGATGCCCATGGATAAGTGGGACCTTTGTAATTTCACTGTAGACCCGGAAGAGCTGAAAGGGCGAGTCTGCTACGGAGGTCTTGACCTATCCTCAACCAGTGACATCACCGCTTTTGTTTTAGTGTTTCCACCTCTTGAAGAGGGAGACAAGTTTCAGGTGCTCCCATACTTCTGGCTTCCGGAGGAGACCCTACATCAGCGGGTGAAAAGAGACAGCGTTCCCTATGACATCTGGCACAGACAGGGACTTCTAAATCTTACAGAAGGAAACGTAGTCCATTATGGATTCATCGAAAAATTCATCGAGCGTCTTGGTGAGAAATACAACATCAGAGAAATCGTCTATGACCGGTGGGGAGCCACTCAGATGAGCCAGAACCTAGAGGGGATGGGGTTTACAGTCGTGCCTTTTGGCCAGGGCTTTAAGGATATGTCACCTCCCACAAAGGATCTGATGAGGCTGACACTAAGCAAGCAGATAGCCCATGGCGGGCATCCAGTCTTAAGATGGATGGCAGATAACATTGTTGTCAGAACGGACCCTGCTGGAAACATCAAGGTAGACAAGGAGAAGTCCTCAGAAAAGATCGATGGTATCGTGGCCATGATCATGGGCCTTGCCAGAGCAACGGTGAATCCACCGGATGATGATGGATCCATTTACGATGAACGCGACATGATTATTTTAGGATAGAAGGGGGTGAACATAGATTATGGCGAACTTTTTTAAATGGCTCTTTAAGGCGAGGGCTGAACCTACAGACAGTGTCAGTAGTGCTCCTAACTTTTATATGGGCCAAAGCATATCGGGGAAAATTGTTAACGAGCGAAGCTCCATGCAGACCACAGCAGTCTTTGCCTGTGTGCGAATCATTGCTGAGACGGTGGCATCTTTACCCCTTCACACTTACAGGTATCAAGGGGATGGTAAAGAAAAGCTGTACACCCATCCGCTCTATAGAATATTACACGATGAACCAAACCCGGAGATGACGTCCTTTACTTTAAGAGAAACCATAATGACGCACCTTCTTCTATGGGGAAATGCCTACTGCCAGATCATTCGAAATGGTAAAGGGGAAGTGGTGCATCTTTATCCCCTGCTTCCCGACAAGATGACGGTGGATAGAGATAAGAATGGCAATCTCTACTACGCTTATAGGAAGGACACCACCACCCATTATCTGGGACCAGAAGATGTTCTTCATGTACCGGGTCTAGGTTTTGATGGCGTCATGGGATACTCACCGGTAGCTCTTGCTAAAAATGCCATCGGACTGAACATAGCCGCTGAAGAATATGGTGGCAGGTTCTTTGCCAATAACGCTACACCAAGTGGTATTCTTTCAACTTCAGGAACCATCAAGGATCCTACAAAAGTGAGAGATGCTTGGCAGGCGGCCTATGGAGGAAGTGGAAATAGCAATAAGGTGGCAGTTCTTGAAGATGGTCTTCAGTATCAAGCCATCAGCATGCCAAACTCCGATGCACAGTTTCTTGAGACCAGGAAGTTTCAGATAGAGGAAATCTGTAGAATCTTTCAAGTGCCTCCCCATATGGTGGCGGATCTCAGCAAGAGTTCATTCAGTAATATCGAGAACCAGTCCATCAGCTTTGTAGTCCATACCATTAGGCCATGGTTGGTTCGAATAGAGCAGGCCATGAACAAGAAGCTCTTCCTTGAGAAAGAGAAAGGTCAGTGCTTCGTGTCCTTCAATGCATCAGCTCTGATGCGAGGGGATTATAAATCCAGGATGGATGGTTACGCCATCGGTATTCAGAACGGATTCTTCTCCGTCAATGATATAAGAAGGATGGAGAACATGGACCCGATTTCCGAAGAAGATGGTGGGGACCTGTATCTGGTAAATGGCAATATGCTACCTCTTAAGATGGCAGGGGCCTATGCAAAGAAAGCCATGGATGAGTCTGGTGGTGATGGATCTTGATGATAAGTGTATAACTTGGCCCATTTCTGTGGACAACTACAAAATCAAATTGGAAGTATCAACAGCATTTCTCAAAATCGAGGAGTGCTTTTTTCATGCCTGAAAGGAGGTCGATTAGATGGATAAATTTTGGCGCTGGGTGGTGAATGAAGCCGAGGAGCCTACGGTAAGAACCCTACACCTTGAAGGGTACATTGCAGAGTCTTCTTGGTTTGATGATGACATCACCCCTAAACAGTTTAAGACAGAGCTTTATGCTAGTGGGCCGGAGACGGATGACATTGTTGTTAAGATACACTCACCAGGTGGTGACACCTTCGCAGCAGCGCAGATTTACAACATGCTGAGGGAATATCCCGGCAAGGTCAGTGTCCATATTGATGGACTTGCAGCCAGTGCTGCTTCTGTCATTGCCATGGCGGGAGATGAGGTATGTGTATCTCCATTGTCAGTAATCATGATCCATAACCCAGCTATGCTTATTGCTGGTGAGGTGGCGGATCTGCAGGTGGGGATTAACCTACTCAGCGAAGTAAAAGAGAGCATTATCAATGCTTATCAGACAAAGACGGGACTTTCCAGAGCGAAAATCTCACACATGATGGACGCTGAAACCTGGATGAGTGCCCATAAAGCCATCGAGCTGAAGTTTGCCGACAAGATTCTCTATGAATCAGAGCCGGTAGATGAAGGTTCCGGTGGCTTTATCTTTGACCAGATGACCGTGACAAATGCGCTAAGGAACAAACTCCCTGGTATTCAGGCGAGGATGAAATATCTTAAGGCGCATGATGATGACGGTCAAACTAAGGAACCTGAAAAGAGTGCGGATCCTGTACCACAAGGTGAAGACGATTTGAAGGATCCTACCCAGTCAGTAAACCATATCCCTATTGCCCAGCTGGAAAGACGGCTGGAGCTGATTAAAAATTGGAGGTAATGAATATGAGTAAAATTCAAGAACTAAGAGAGAAACGTGCCAAGGTTTGGGAACAGGCTAAAGGCTTCCTGGATGAACATCGTCAGGAGAATGGTCTGATCAAACCTGAGGACAATGCCGTCTATGAAAAGATGGAAGATGAAGTGGTCAACCTTGGGAAGGAAATCGAGCGCCTTGAGCGTCAGGAGATGATGGACAGGGAGCTTTCAGCTGCCCTTAGCAAACCTCTTGCATCAAGACCTGAGAAGATGACCGAAGAGAAAACTGGTAGAGCGTCTGATGCCTACAAGAGTGCCTTTTGGGGTGCCATGAGAAACAAGATGAACCCTGCGGTTCACAACGCACTTCAGATCGGGACGGATTCAGAAGGTGGATTCCTTGTACCGGATGAGTATGAGAACCAGTTGATTCAGGCACTTCAGGAGGCCAACCTTCTTAGAAATCTGTGTAACGTGATTACGACCAGCTACGGAGATAGAAAGATTCCTGTGGTAGCGAGCCACGGATCCGCTGCATGGATGGACGAAGAGGGTGCATTCCAAGAGAGCGACGATGCCTTCACGCAGGTGACGCTTTCTGCTTACAAACTTGGTACTATGCTCAAGGTTTCTGATGAGCTTCTTAATGACAGCTACTTCGACCTTGAAGCCTACATTGCAGCTGAGTTTGCAAGACGAATCGGTGCCGCAGAGGAGGAGGCATTCCTCACTGGAAACGGAAGCAGCAAACCTACAGGTCTACTTCATACAACCGGAGGTGCAAGCCTTGGTGTGACTGCAGCAAGTGCAACAGCTATCACCATTGACGAGGTGCTGGACCTTTACCACAGCTTGAAATCGGCCTATAGAAAGAATGCGACCTTCCTTGTGAATGATGCAACCATCAAAGCCATCAGAAAGCTAAAAGATGGTCAGGGTCAATACTTGTGGCAGCCATCTGTTCAGGCAGGAACACCGGATACGATTCTGAATCGTCCAGTGGTTACTTCTCAGTATATGCCTACAGCCGCAGCCGGTGAGAAGACCATTCTCTTTGGAGACTTTAAGTACTACTGGATTGCTGATCGTCAGGGTAGAACTTTCAAACGTCTGAACGAACTCTATGCAGCAAATGGTCAGGTCGGTTTCCTTGCATCTCAGAGACTGGATGCGAAGTTGATCCTTCCTGAAGCCATCAAGGTCCTTCAGCAAAAGGCCTAAGTAATTTAATGGGAAGGTGGTCCTAGTAACTGCCTTCCTTTCAATTTGATAAGGAGGGAAAACCATGGGATATAACACAAAAAACTATACCGAGCAGGGTGGCGAGAAGACCGTCATTGGTGGAGAGCTTGCCGTTACGGCAGAAGGGAAAGTCACCTTTAATGGGACAGAGTTAAAACCTGCAGTACTTCAAGCAGACAGCACCGCTGTGGATGTGGCAGACCTGGTGGCTGATTTCAATGCCTTACTTTTAAAGCTTAAAACCGCTGGCCTGATGGAAAGCGAGTGATGGTAGATGACGCTTCTTGAGAAGGTAAAACAAAATCTCATTGTAACCCATAATGAGGATGATGCCTTGCTAGAAGGGGTCATTACCGCTGCCATCAGCTATGCAGAAGGTTATCAGCATCTAGGGACGGACTTCTATACAGAAAACACCATGTCACCGACCACCGAGCAAGGAGTCATAATGCTGGCTTCTCATTTTTATGAGAGTCGTGATGGCTCCACCGGTGGTTTTTTTAATGACAATGTCAGTGCTTCAGAGCAGGTGTGGAAGACGGTCCATCTACTTTTACGCATGGGAAAGGAGTGGCAGGTCTGATGAAACGGCTATGGGTGAAGAAAAGAAGGAAACGTCAGAAAAGATGCTACCGAAAAGGCAGGCGAAAGGATCGCAGTCATGGTTATGAGGAAAAGGCAGTAAAGGTAGGTGAAGGGTATGAGCTTTGGGAAGATGAACACCCGAATCGACATCATCGATACGATTCCCATGAAGGATGATGAAGGATTCTCTTCAAAGGGAGAAGAGATTATCGCCAGTGTTCGTGCGTATAGGGATGAAAGGCATGGATCAAGAAAGTGGGCCAATATGGCCGCTTACACCAAAGCCAATGCTACCTTTCAGTTTAGACGGATTCCTGATGCGGTGATTGAACCTGGTATGCTGATTCGCTGCGATACCGGTGAGTACAAAGTCTTAAGCGTTGAGGTTATTATGGGATTTTATTTGGAAGTAGCAGCAGAAAAGATTGAAGCCACGAAGGACTAGGAGGTGATTTCATGGCAAGATCAAGTTTCAAAATGCCAGAGGATTTCTTGCTAAAGGTATCAACCTTGGCAGAGAAAACCGATGAAATTATCCCGAAGGTCCTGGAAGCTGGTGGCGAAGTGGTGAAAGCCAAAGTGAAAGCCAATCTACAGGCCACCGTTGGAAGTGACACAAAACTTCCATCAAGGTCCACTGGAGAACTTATTGATGCTCTCGGTGTAACCCCTGCTGGTGTGGAGCGAGATGGGAATTACAACGTGAAGGTGGGCTTTGATGAACCGAGAAAAGACGGAGAGTCAAATGCAAAACTAGCCAATATCTTAGAGTATGGAAAGTCCGGGCAACCGGCTAAGCCATTCCTAAAGCCGGCGAAAACAGCTAGTCGAAACGCCTGCATTGAAGAAATGAAAAGAAAGCTGGATGAAGAGATTAGCAAAATCTAAAAGAAGGGAGGGCGAAGGTCGTGTACAACAGTATTTTGAAAGATATAGGCGAGGTCCTTGAGCCTTTGGGGATTCCCATTGAAACGGGTGTGTTTAGTAAAAAGGCTCCGGATGAATATCTGGTTCTTACCCCTATGAGTGATATCTTCGATCATTATGCTGATGATCTGCCAAGTGCAGAACTACAGGAAGTTCGTCTCTCCTTGTTCTCTAAAGGCAACTACCAAGCTAGAAAAAATGAAGTTGTAAAAGTGCTAGTGTGTTCAGGCTTTATCATAACGGATAGAAGGTATCTGGGATATGAAGAAGATACTGGTTTTCACCACTTCGCCATTGATGTGGCGAGAGAATACGAAGTGAATTATTAGCTGAAGCAGACTCAGCTATTTTGAAGGAGGAATAAGACATGGCAACAATTGGATTGGATAGTCTATATTATGCCAAGATTACAGAAGACCAAAATGGCATGGAAACCTATGGTACACCAAAGGTCCTGGCTAAAGCCATGACAGCAGAACTGAGTGTGGAGCTGATTGAAGCAATTCTCTATGCAGATGATGGTGCTTCAGAAGTGGTCAAGGAATTCAAAAGCGGCGCACTGACTCTTGGGATTGATGATATTGGCTCGGTGGTAGCTCAGGATTTAACAGGATGTAAAATCGATAGCAATAATGTTGTGGTTTCAAGAAGTGAAGATGGAGGAAGTCCAGTGGCCATCGGTTTTCGTGCAAAGAAGGCCAATGGACGCTATAGATACTTTTGGCTTTACAGAGTTATCTTCAGCGTTCCTGCCACCAGCCTTGCGACCAAGGGTGATTCCATTACCTTTAGTAGTCCCACCATAGAGGGGACGGTCTTTAGACGAAACAAACTGGATGGGGAGAACAAACACCCATGGAAAGCAGAAGTCACGGAAGGAGATAGCGGTGTTGCGCCATCTACTATTTCCGGGTGGTTCTCTTCCGTGTATGAACCGGACTTTACTCCGGTAACACCGGCGATTACCATCACGACTCAGCCTGCAGCCCTCACAGAAGTGACAGCCGGTAGCATAACTGGAAGTCTTTCTGTGGTGGCAAGCTCCAATACGTCCAACCCTGTAACGTATCAGTGGTATGAAAACACCATCGACAGTTCTACAGGAGGTACACCAATTAATGGAGAGACCTCTGCCAGCTTTGATATCCCAACGGATCTTCTGGCGGATACCTATTACTATTACTGTGTGCTGAACTTAAGTGGAGCAGATCCTGTGACCACTGAAGTAGCGACGGTAATCGTATCTTAATGGAGGGAAGATAAATGGCAGATGAAAATGTAAAATTGACACAAGCAGCTGAAGATAGAAGCGCCACCATTGAAATCGGTGGCACAGAGTTTAAATTGATACTCACCACGAAGGCAACAAAGGAAATCGCGGGGCGTTATGGCGGTCTTGAAAACCTTGGTGAGAAGCTCATGAAAACTGAGAACTTCGAGATGGCACTGGACGAGATCGTGTGGCTGATTACGCTTCTGGCCAATCAGTCCATCTTGATTCATAACATCAGGAATAAGGATGAGAAGAAAGAGCTCCTCACCGAAGAAGAAGTGGAGCTTCTCACCACACCTTTTGATCTAGCGACCTACAAGAATGCCATTATGGCCAGTATGATGAAGGGGACTAAGAGAAATGTGGAGAGTGAACCCTCAAAAAACGAGGTAGTCGGGTAAGTGATGAAGAGCTATTTACCCGACTGATCTATTACGGCACAGCCCATCTTAATCGTAAAGAAGATGAGGTGTGGCTGATGCCTATAGGTTATCTGATGGATCTATGGGAATGCCACAAGCAATTTATCGGCATTGCAAAACCGAAGAGAGAACTGTTTATTGATGATGTGATTCCTGCGTGGATTTAGATGTCACCTCTGTTCGTATATAAGGCAAGGAATACGAACGAAAATGGCAAACCGATATCACACCGAGAGTTTTATTTGCAACGATGTTACTGTTACGTTAAAAATTAAAAAAGCTAGATTACGCTGACACCGAAATAGAGTGTCTTTTTTCATGCCTAATGAGGAGGAGGTGAGGCAATATGGCAGATAATTTTGGACTGAAGATTGGCGTCGAAGGGGAAAAGGAATTCAAGAACGCACTTCGGGAAATCAACAGAGATTTCAAAGTGCTAGGCTCTGAGATGAAACTGGTCACATCCCAGTTTGATAAACAGGATAAATCGTTGCAGGCAGTGACGGCAAGAAATGAAGTCTTAAATAAAGAGATAGATGCCCAGAAAAACAAAATTGGAACCCTAGAATCTGCCCTTAAGAATGCCGCCGAATCCTTTGGTGAAAATGATAAGCGAACCAAGGCCTGGCAAATTCAGTTGAACAACGCCAATGCAGATCTTAACAAGATGGAGCGGGAGCTTGATGAAAACAATAAAGCTCTTGATGAGGCTAGTGATGGATTTGGTGATGCAGGTAAAGAAGCTGACAAGTTTGGAGATGAGATAAAAGAGTCAGCTAAAGTAGCAGATGATTCCGGAGGAAAGTTTGAGAAACTAGGCTCTGTTATGAAAGGTGTAGCCGCCGGTATTGGAGTGGCCATGGCAGCCATAGGTACTGCGGCAGTCGGCGCAGGAAAGAAATTATATGACATGGCAAATGATGCAGCCGCTGCCGGAGATGAAGTGGATAAAGCCAGTCAACGACTGGGCCTTTCGAGACAAGGCTACCAGGAATGGGAGTATGTACTTTCTCAAAATGGTGCCAGTATCTCATCTCTAGAAACCGGAATGAAGAAACTTAATAGCACCGTGGATGATGCCATTAATGGGAGCGCTTCTGCTACTGATAAGTTTAAGAGACTAGGCATTTCCATGGAGGACCTTCAAGGCAAATCCCGAGAAGAAGTCTTTGAGATGACCGTAAAGGGACTACAGGGTATTGCAGATGAAGGAGAAAAAGCCGCTATCGCTAATGATCTTCTTGGTACATCATCTGTTGAACTGGGAGCGCTCTTAAATCAGACTGCAGAAAGCACGGATGCGCTAAAAAATAAAGCCAGTGAACTGGGCCTGGTGATGAGTGATGAATCTATAGATGCGGCTGTTAATTACACTGATGCCATGGACAATCTCACTCGCTCCTTTGCAGGGGTGAAAAACAACATCACCTCGCAGCTACTTCCAGGATTCACGATGGTTCTTGATGGGCTTACCGGACTGATTACGGGTCAAGAAGGAGCCGCAGAACAGTTAAAAGAAGGGGCCAGACAAACAGTAGATCAGATTGCAGTTATCCTGCCGCAGATTTTAGATGTGGTGACTGGACTCATAGCTGCCATTGCAGAGGTTGCACCGGATTTAGTTCTCGCTCTTGTAAGTGGTATTTTAGATAACTTGCCAACGCTCATTGAAGCCGCCACAAATATTATCATGACTATTGTGGGTGGACTCATTGAAGCCCTACCACAGATTACAGAGGGGGCACTTCAACTGGTACTGACTTTAGTTGATGGCATTATCGCTAATCTACCAGCACTTGTAGAAGCAGCCCTTGTAATGATTGTTACCCTTGCAACGGGGCTTGGTGAAGCGCTACCGGAGCTGATTCCCTCCATTGTTGAAGCAGTGATTCTCATTGCCCAGACGCTAATCAATAATCTGGATTTGGTATTGGATGCAGCCTTTCAGATCATAAGCGGACTCGCTCAAGGTCTACTTAATTCATTACCAAAACTAATAGATGCCCTGCCACAGATCATCAATAGTATTATTGCCTTCATCACAAATAATCTACCTAAGATTATTGAGATGGGTTTGCAGCTGACCATCCAACTGGCAGCAGGACTGATCAGAGCCATTCCGCAGCTTGTCGGTCAGCTCCCGCAAATCATCACTGCCATCGTGACAGGCCTTGGGAGAGCTATCCCGTCCATGATGGATGTGGGAAGAAATATTGCAAGAGGTCTATGGGATGGTATTTCATCCATGATAGGGTGGCTTAAAGGAAAAGTCGACAGCATGGTCAGCGGCATTGTCAAAGGGGTCAAAGGCGTTCTTGGGATTCGCTCCCCT